GGCCCTCTGTTAAATACGCTGAGTGGTTATGTACTGCAGACTTAGCTGCATATTGTGGACTGCCACGAGCACTTAAAAATGCTTCTGCAGAACTATTTGATTTAGATGTTTCAAAAGAGACACGGGATAACATGTTGGGGAAGCAGTGGGAAAACATGACGAAAGACTTTAAGAAAGAAGTTTCTGAGTATGCCCTTAAAGATTCTGAGTTGTGTTTAAAGATTTGGCAAGAGCTGGAAAGTCAGTGGCCTGAGACAGAGAGAAACATCAGTTGTTTGAATAGAACCATATCTCAAAGAGGGATACCTATCGACACAAGTGAGCTCAAAACACAAACAGAGAATATAAATAAAAACCTATTTGAGGCAGAGAACTCTATACCTTGGATAGGAGAAGCTCCTACACTTTCAAGAAAAGCATTTAATAACGAATGCCGTAAAATGGGTCTCGAACCTCCAGTCAGTTTAGCGATGACTGATAAGGATGCTAATGCGTGGATCAAGAAGCATGGGCAGAAATATAAATGGATTGGTGCTGTCAGAGACTACAGAAGAATCAACTCTCTGAAGAGAAAGATTGAGAGCTTCAGCTACGCTACAATGGCTGACCAAAGATACTATGGTAACATCATGTATTGGGGAGCTTCAACGGGTAGATTCTCTGGCGGGGGTGGTAACTTAAATCTACAAAACTTACCGAGAGGTGAGATGTTTGGCGTAGACTTACGTAAACTAATTTCTTCTAAACCAAATAAGAAGTTGATCGCTGTTGACCTATCTCAGATAGAGGTTAGAACACTATGTTGGTTAGCAGGAGATGAAGATACTCTAAAAGAGATACAAGCGTGTGATGATATATACGAAGCATTCGCTATCAGATTTGGTGAATGGGATAGTTCTAAAGGAGTCTTAAAAGACGAAAACCCTAAACTGCGACACCTTGTTAAGACTATTGTGTTAGGGTGTGGTTACGGAGCTAGTGCCAACAAGTTCTCTTTAATAGCAGGTATACCTTTAGTTGAAGCTGAAAAAGCTGTGGGTATGTACAGGACAAAAATGAATAAAGTAGTTGGTCTTTGGAATGATCTTCAAAGAAGATTGCATGTATCTTATTCTAGTCTTAAAGACTTCAAAGTTCCTTTGCCTTCGGGCAGGTCAATTAACTACGGTAAAATAAAAGTAGCTCTTCTCAACGAAAGAAGGAACTACGTAGCGATGGTAGCTAAAGGGCCAAAAAAGATTCCTGTTAGGCTATGGGGAGGACTACTTGCAGAGAACGCTTCCCAAGCTCTCGCTAGAGATATCTTCTCAGATATGCTTTTACGTATTGAAGAAGAAGGTATAAAAACAATTTTTCACGTACATGACGAAGTTGTCGTGGAAGAAGACGCTGATAAAGCAGACCAAACACTGGAAAGAATCATAGAGATTATGAGCACCCCACCTAAATGGATTGATGACATACCTCTTGAAGCGGAAGGAAAAGTTATAACCCGATATGAAAAGTAATATGGAATACCGTTATTTAAAAAACTTAAAAGATAAGAAAGCCCACAAGTTTACAGACCCCCTATCTGTACAAAAGAAAAAACCTACATTCTCAGATAAAGCAAAATTCAGAGCATGGTGTGCTGATGAAAAAACAGACCACGTTTTCTACAGTACTGTTGAGGGAGATAACCCTTCACTAAGAATACAGTCTGATAATCCACCAAATGCTATATCAGGTATTGTTGCCGATTATGATGCTCCTGTTGATTGGGATATTGTTGAGAGAATAATACAAACTCAATGCAAAGGATTGCTACCTACGTGGATCAGTAAAACTCAGTCTGGTTATATGAGGCTAGTTTGGGAATTTAAAAAGATTCCTATATCACCCGACATGTTTGCTGCCTTCATGCAGAGGATGTGTACACACTTAAAACTCGATAGAATATTTGCAGGGTTTGATAGGTCTTCTTTAAAGTCTAATCAATACTTTGAGTTAGGTGAAGACTGGAAGAAGATAGGTGATCCTCTAGAAGATAACGTGGTTCAGACAATGTTATTAAAAGCTGCTATGGATAAACCTCCGCAGACTACAGAAACCTCAATCCCTATGGAGGTAGTTGGTCAGGAGGTGTTCAAAAGATTCCCTGACAGATGGATGGGTGAGTTTACTGTAGGTGAGAGAGGCCCGTTGTTTTGGATAGATGATGGTATCGAAAGAGAAGGATGCCAACTTACTGAGGATGGTGTTATATGTTATAGTGATAGAGCGGGTAAGGGTTTCCTAACATGGCGAGAAATACTTGGGAAGAAGTTTGTTGAAGATTATGAAACAACTAAGTTAGGGGACTTACTTGATAACTATTGGTTCAATGGAAAGAACTTCTTTAAACTACTTCATGGAACTGCTGTCCCTATACCAAAAGATCAACTAGTTTTGGAACTAAGGAAATCTGGTTTCTTGTACAAAGCAAAGAAAGGACAGCACATATCAGAAGTAGACGCTGCTATACTAACAATATCTAACGAGAATAGAATACATGAGATAGCTCCTATTATATGGTCTAAAGAAAGAGTAGTCGAAGTTAACTCACATCGTATACTTAACTCTCAAAATATCTACCCTGTTGAACCTGCTGACAATGGAGACCCGAAGAACTGGCCTTTTATTCACGCATGGCTAAATCAATTATTTGTAAATGATAAAAGACCTACGATAGAATACTTCCATGCTCATATGAAAAGATTCTATGAATCAGTATTGTATAGAGTACCTAAACAAGGACAGGGTTTAATTCTTGTAGGGCCAACTGGCAGGGGCAAGACACTCATAGCGAGAAGGATTATAGGGGCTCTTGTTGGGGGTTACTCTGATGCTTCTGAATATATTTGCGGGCAGACATCATTTAACAAAGAACTAGCAAGGGTTCCGTGTTGGTGTGTTGATGACACAAAAAGTGCAGCGAGTTTCCAAGATCAAAGAAAAGCTACTGAGATATTTAAACGGGTTGTTGCTAATCCAGACATCTCTTATATGGCTAAATATTGTGATGAGATGAGTATCCCTTGGAGTGGTCGTATCGTATTAACTCTTAATATGGATGCTAACTCTTTGAGTGTTATACCTGCTCTCGATTCTAGTAACAGAGACAAGATAATGGCTTTACGTATTAGTGATGACTCGACAAGGAACTTTCCTCCAAATGCAGATTTAGAAGAGATTATAACCAGAGAACTCCCTTATTACGCTAAATGGCTAATCGATTGGGACGTGCCTAAAGATATTGTAGGTAGGTCTCGATATGGTGTTGTATCTTACATAGATAAATCTATAGCGTCAGCGGCATATGATAACTCTAGTAGAAGTAGTATTGCTGAACTTGTAGAATTCTTTGCAAAAAGAGCTAGGGAATATTGGGATGGGGATACTAAGTGGAGAGGGACTCTAACTGAGTTTCAAGTACTCTTACACGAATTCAATGGAGGGAGAAGTGTTGGCATGTCCCATAATCTGGAGTTTGTAAGAAGAGGTATGCTGATAATTGAGGAGTCATGTAAATCCAACAAACATGTTAGGCCCGTGAAGTCTTTAGGCTTTGGGGGTGGTAAAGTGTGGGAGATTGACATAACAGATAAATACGATATAGATAAAATTAAATCTAAATAAAATGACTAGAGAACAAATAGAAGAATACATAGAAATGGTAGCTCCTGATTGTAGTATAGCATTGCCTGACGGATTGGATGAGGCTTTTGTAGGAGTAGATACTGAGAGTGAAGACCCTAGAGCTGTATATTCAATGGAGAAATGTATTGAGATCCTGTCTGAAGACATGACCTCAGAGGAAGCATCAGAATATTTTTGGTATAACGTAGCAGGGTCTTGCGGGAAAGGTTATCCATTATATATCTCTACGCCTGTTACAGAAGGAGATAGCCCATATACCTAATTTATTTATATATAAATGGAGTATTTAGGTTGTCTATGGTGGTATGGTATCCAGCAGCTTTGTACACGAATCCGTGCTCATCTTGCTCTCCCCTATCCATAAACTGAGCTACTTTGAAGTACTTTGTTGTTGGTAGCCATCCTAAAATCCATACGACCATTAAATCTTTTCTCACACGAGCAAAAAAATAAACATCATTATCAGGTATCTCTCCTTTAGCGCAATTAACAGAAACAACATATTCAGGTCTAGGGATTGAAGCACATGTTTTTGACTTTACCTCAATCAACTTTTTCTTATGTTCGATATCATGAGTGAAGGAAGTATCTCCAACGTATTTACTTTTTTTAAGAAACCTGTTAACAGCTATCTCACCCAAACACCCCGTCATTCTACCCATCCCTCTAGTAAAAGAGTTAGGAAGAACCCCCATTTCAGTAGCTCTAGAATGCGCTAGAGATATATCTTCGCTAGATGGTTTGTATAAAGCGAAAGAATTTGTCTCAATAAACTTAGGCATGGCTAATTTTTTTGGTGAAAGATTCCCAAGCAGGGAAAAATATTTCTTCCATACAACGTACAACTGCCTCTTGATCGTAGTTCTCAAGCCAACCTACTCCACTTATAAGTAAGCTAGCTTCCATCATTTCATGCCTAATTGTATTTAAAAGAGTTTTACCCTTTATGTTCTTATTTATTTCGATGGTCTTTTTATCGTGCAAGTACATACCGAAGTCAGGGCTATCCCCATTGAATGGGACTAACTCAAGTTTTATCCTCTGACCTGCAATCGATATTGTTTTAGGTAGTTGCACATTACCACCTTTCTGAGAGTTCTTTGTAGAGTTCAATTCCTGCTGCCATTGCCGTAGCCATGCCCTCCATATTCTTTAAAGCAAGCTCCCAATCCTCCTCATTACTACCAAAAAACGGTTCTGCGATAGTTGCTGGACAGTGAGTTAACCTTAAAAATCCTGCTCCTCTACTTCCTTTTTTACGTGGTCGAATGCCTCTGCTCCTTAACTGTGGAAAGCAATCTTCAAATGAATCTCTCAAAGCACGGGCAAATAGCCTTCCTTTCTCTGAGGTGTTCCAGTACAACCACTCATGCCCTGTTGCTGATGGAGTAGCTGCATTAAAATGAAGCTCTATGGCTGCTTCTACTCCGTCATTACGCAGGGTCTTTGCTAGCCACTTCATCGCACTCCAATAACTGTTTCCTTTATAGGTTGAGTAGATTTTGTGTTTTACCTTTAACCTATCGCTGATCATGTCAGCCAGT